AACTTCTGATTCTACGCCAAAAAGTGTTCTTAAAACGAACTGAAAAGACCTAGTTGTGCCTTTTGACGCATAAAAGTCCTTAATTCTCTTAATTACAGTAGATTCAGTAACTCCATCTGCAAAATTCTTTGGATAAGTGGACAAATACTGATCTTTGAACTGTCCCAACATGAAAAGTGGGAAAATATTGTTCAAATTAACAACTTTTGCTCCTAGAGCATGTTCAGCAGCAGTTGTTTCAGCAAAAACATACTGACTAGCAGTTCCAACCGCTTTTACTGCATCAAATCCTCTTGAACAGTCATTAAAAATAGTCTGTCCTTTGTTTTTGTAATAAATGATCTCATCATCTATCATCAAAAGACCTTCATCGGGGAAATCACGAGTTGTAGTAACGTCAACTGTTGTAGAAGTAGTTGACATTGAAGAAATTAAGTCCGTTTCAACAATTAAACTTCCATAATTGTCAATATTGTAATAATCACCCCAGTTATTAATAACATCAAAACAATATCCTCTTAATTCTTGTGATTTATAATATGCTTTAACAAATTCTATAAACGTAGGATATTCATCCTGAATGAATGACGCAAACTGTCCAGGAATATTATGGGATATTTGGGATCTCGATTCAGCGGTAACCTCAGACGGTACAGGTTGAGTTGTAACCGTCGTGGTTGGTGTAGTCCACTGACCGACCTTCCAAGATGATTGATTAGTTGCCATTCTTGTTAACTATAACTGGACTCTGGTATAACTCCCGTACCAGAAAGATTTGAACCACTACTGATAGTGTCTTCTACAACATTAACAGTTGTATTATCTATACCTAATGTCAAATAGGTTTCACGCAAAGAAACAAGGTCATTAGATTCTGGAATTGCACTAAGTTGTAGTATATTACCAGAAGCAATTGTTGATGTAATCACCAAATCGTTAATCACGATCTCTCCCATAGAATAATCAACAGTACCCCAAGAACCTCCAATGTATTCTTTTTCACCACTTCCCTTAATGTAGTAAAGTCTCAACAAACCTGCACCATCATCATTGAGGAAATAAGTATTAACTGTATCACCAGAAATAGCAAATCCTGAAGAGGAAACAGTAGGTTGTGTGGACGTTCCTTGGTTAATGCGGTTACCGTAACATATTTTATAGTTCACTCGTGCGTTCAGAGTCACTATAACGTTCTTTCTCATCTTGACACGAGTGATATTTGAAGTAATTGAAGTATCTGCACTATCAATTATACCCTGAAGCTTAGAATATTTGAACTTTCCACCAAATTTATTAAATTCAGATCCAGTATTGAGTGCAACTAAGGTGGCAAGTACGGAATTTTTGATTACATCTGATTCTTTCCGTGTAATATTGGGGTTATAGTACACAAAACTATCAATATCAATGTATAAAATGGACGGATCAATGATTGAAGGTTGAACTGCTGCTACAGAATACTCTCTGAGCTTCTTTAATACAACATTTTTTTCGGAAAGTGATAATTTATCTGCATTTTTAGGTTTAATCGCTAAAAATACCTTACCAAATTCAGGAGGTTCCGCTTCTTCACCACCATAACAAGCGATTGAAGCTACATTTGGGTAAATATTTGGAATAATTGCTTCATAATCCTGTGTTGAGACTGCTCTACCAAACGCAGAATAGAATTTTGGAGCTGAAAACTTAATTGCTTCCGTAGTTTCTGCATCTTTACCGCCTTCTGGACGCTCAACTAGCGTAATTGTTATACCAGAGGTCACGGATTGAGCTTCATCGTTGATAAATGTTCCAATATTTTCAAATTGGAGCAATCCATTCGCTCCAGAACCACTAGAAGTGGTGTAAGTAGCACTAACTACGTCTCCATTTAACAAATCTCTACCAACAATACCGTCTCCGAACATAATTTCGGGTCTTCCATACTCAGATTCTTCCAAAAAGAAGACTTTTGATGTAGAATCTATCTTTGTAATGTCTGTTGCTTGCAAATAACGCTCTGTAACAGTTCCAGAAGTTACTAAAACTCGTAAAGTAGAGGTATCTGCTCGATCATTTGTTAAAATAAAACGTTGTCTTTCAGAAGTATTACGTACAAATGTGTCTGTAAGGAAATTTCCTTCAAATAATTCAGTATTAGAAAACGTTGCAATTCCTGTTCCGCTATCCACAGTCTGAATTACGTCCTGTCCAATAGAAAAAACAAAGTTATTATTATCTAAACCTGTAAAATTAACTACCAATCCTTTCTGTAAAGTAATTCTAGTAGGATATCCTTTGGTAATTACGCCTTGTGCGTTAGTTGTAACCTGTGTTTGTACTGCAATATTAACAACACACTTACTAGAACGTGCAGAACGAGGTGTATAACCAAGCATCCTTGCTAGTTTTACGACATTTTCACGCAAAACTGCCGTTTCTAGGAACCCTTCATTGACTGCAAGGTTAGCATTAACCGCTGTATAGTAAGTATTGTATGCAAGAGTATCTAAAAGCACCGTCATAGACGATCCTTCAAAGTCATAATCGCTAAACTGTGATTGTGATTTTAGATAATCTTTAATTTGTGCCTTGATTTCGTTAAATTCTAAGGCATTTACCTGTTGAAATGACATTATGGTTTCAATGCAAGCTCGAGTGAATCTACTGTAGGAGGTATACCTAAGATTACATAACGAATTGATACATCTAAGTTGTTACGATCCTCTGTCCATTTAACTTTAGTTTCTAAATGAACAACCCTTGGTTCGTAAATGTTAATTGTATCTGCAATTCTATCCTGTAAGTCTGTCTGTAATGAGGGACTAGCATTCTCAAATAATAGTCCAATGATATTACCGCCAAATTTAGGATCAAAAGGTTTCTCGTAAAAATTATACAATATGATATTTCTTACAGATTCCTTTATGGCTGCTTCGTTCTTCAGTGACAAAACATCGTTTGTTACTGCATTCTTTTCAAATGTCAACGAAAAGTCTCTAAACGACTTTGATTTAATCGCCATTTATATGACAAAGTTTACCTTCAGATATATTTATACTTCTTTTTTAACATTCTTTACCTTCCTATCAGATCTAGGATCAGTAATTAAATATCTGCAGTATTCATTGCCATGATCGTAGAAGTGATCAGACATATCTACGGGTATATTTGCGTTCCTTTTTCCGTCTACGATTCTATTTGCCTTGGCCACGATACCTCTTTCTTGCTTTGTTACGAGAGGTAGCACTATACTTAGTATGCTGTCCTCTACCTTGTCTTGTTTTCTTTGGTCTTGCTTCGATTGTTGGAAGACCCATTGCATATCTAGTTGCCATAATTTAACCTGCGAATACGTTTGATGAACCTGCTGCAACACTTGTACATGTTGCATCTCCTACTCTACCACATCCTTTGCCATTTACAAAGACTGTGCTACTACCACTTCCTATGGCTGCACTGTGAGGAGGGCACGGTGAGCCTGGTAATAGGTGTGTGGTGTTCTTATCTCCTTGTCTGGATATAGGAATACCATTACAGAAGACGTTACCTGAACCCTGTGCTCTGGACATTCCAGAACAATGGGCTACATCTGCGTCTCCTACTCGTGTTACTGCTGGCATTTTAATAATAATCTGAAATAAAGGAACGTATACCTTCCCACTCATTATATATCTTTAATTCAAGTGTGAAGGATGCGGGTGCTTGGGCAGTCAGGTTCCCTACAGGACCACTCTCCCATTGTACCGTTACGGTGAAAGTTTCAGTTGTGTACGATGTATTGTCCTGATTGAGGTCAAACATTACCTTATCTGGGGGCATGTTAACCAGTCGCTGAACTGTCACAGGGGTAGATGTCTTATCTGATTCTCCTTGCTCCACATACTTAAATTCGTCTACAAAAGGATCTTCTATTGAACCAGTAATTGATACAGATGTACTACCAGGTGTAATTACTAGGTCAGGTTGTGTTCCAGCTACAGTTGCAGTAACATTAGTTACATTACATACATTAGGTGAAGCAACCGAACAAGAAGCACTCACTGTCTGGTTCATTGCAAAGTTAGGTCTAGTTAAATCCGTAAGGAACGTTGCTGTTCCATCAGGAGTGATGGTTACTGCCATATGCTTCTGTTAGTAATCCGTTCTTTATTGCTATATTATACATTATACTATGAATGGTCATATCGTATGCGGTCGTCCATGGTTGTGTCTTCTCATTCTCTATCCAACACTGAAGACTTCCATATTGTGCTTTTGGTATGTCGTCTCTAAACCATGAATCGTACTCGAATTCGTATTTGCTCATTTGCGTTCTCTTGTCATTAACTCGTGCAAGTACTCGCTATATTTTGCCATCTCCATATGATCATTTACACTATGGGGTGGTTCTGGAGGGGTAGGAGCAAACTTAATCAGATGATCGAAAGAGGGAGGTATATCCCTTACCCTCGACAGTTTTATGATTTCATCGTTATCTCGGATAACGAATTCTCCTTCTAGTGCTTCCAGTCCTATCATGGCTTGTACTTCCTATGAGTTATATTTAGAGACCAACGACGCGATTTTTGCCCTTTGGTTAGGATTCGCGATTTTTTACCAGTTTGTATCCTCTGACTCAGACAACTCAGAAACAGTCTCTGTGCACTTCTGAAGTTCCTCTTCCTCTCTGATCAAGCGTGTCTCATGGTCGCATACAACATCGACGAGCTTCTCATATTCCTCATGACCAGGTCGTCTCATCATAAGATTACTCACAGCACCTTCAAGTTTAGTGAGTCTAGCGAGAAGTTCTTCGTTTGATAAATGAGAGTTCATAATTTGTAAAGATCGTATGGTGGGTTTTTACTTTACTTTCAAGGTAATCGACTATACCTTTTAATCTATCTACTTCCTCGTTGAGTGCTTCTATCCTATTGACATAATACTCTTCGAGTGTTTTTCTACCATGCTCTGAATAGTAGATATGCGGTTGTTGTTTGCAATCGCCTGACATGTATCCTCCTATTGTTGTTTAATATCAAAATGCCACTTGATATGCTTGATGTAATCAAACGTATCCCCTATATCCTTATCACAATCTATCTCATACTTCCTATCACAAAGAAACTTACGAAGATCGTAGATACTGTCATACGTACCTACTTGATCGAAATGTTCGTTGAATAATACGTATTGCATAGAAAAGGGAGAGTGGTATATAGTATATATTATATCAGAGTATCAACACATTGTCAATAACATAGATACCCTCTAATGTTGTAAGGTAACCCATCTAGTTCTATCATACTATACCTCGACTGTGGAACTAGTGAAGATATATCCTTGTCTATCTTCTGAGACATGTACTTTGCTATCTTTCCTTTCTTCCACTTGGTGTATGCTTCTTTCTTACACCATAACTCATAGAATGTATGCATGTTATCAGTAATCTCATCCTTATGGAAGTAACGTCTTGAAATATCTTCAAACCTTCTATATCTCATGTACTCTATATCAACTCCGACTTCTTTGAAACCCACTGCAACTACTGTACAATGGTTAGTGTCTGATTTATTCCAATACATTTTCACAGGTTCTTTGCAACTCAGAGGAACTCTGCAGAGAAACATTCTTAGGGCGAGTTTTACATCTGAGGTCAGATAAACGCTCGCTACTTCATCGGAGTATATGGGTTTCACTCTGGGCAGTCTCTAACCGTTCCTGTGGATTCTGCCTTCTCCATAACCTGATACTGTATCGCAGTTACGTCCCATGCCATATCGTTGACACGTTTCTGGGCAGCATACTCATCTTCTGCTGATACTCTGATCCACTGCTTATATGTTACTGTGGTCTCTACGTCGAATGTTTTCATTGGGAAAAATTTTTTGAAAAATTATTTATTTTATATCACGCTCGCTCATGCAAGACTTTATAGCTTAGAAAGCGTATGGATGTTAAGCTTAGCAGGCGGATATAAAAAACCCCCCAAGGGGGGGCAAGTGCTTTAACCTATCGGTGCGTCCTTAGGGAATAGTCTCCCATCGTCTTCTACCTCTTCGCCCTCTTCGTCGAAGGTGATAACGACGAAGTGGTCACGTATGAACTTGTCATTGAGTAGGAGGTCGTATGTTTCGTTGTTCATTACTTAACCTCCATCCACTTGAACTCAGAGATGCTACCGCACTTCCAAATTGTGATTGCTTCGCCTAGCAATTCTGCCTGTCTCTCTGCGTGACGCTTTG